GTGAGTCATATGATTACAGAAATGTACATGGATGGTCATGCTGGTATTGGTAAATTAAAGATTCTACCTACGCCAATGGGTGAGCTGGTGAAAGCCATGCTAACCAGTGGCGTAAAACTAGGAGTGAGCAGTCGTGGCAGCGGTAATGTCAACGAAGGCTCAGGTCATGTGAGCGATTTTGAAATCATCACAGTAGACATTGTAGCACAACCATCTGCACCTCATGCATATCCAAAAGCAATTTACGAAAGTCTAATGAACATGCGTCATGGACATCGTGCTTTGGACATGGCAGGTGACGCGGTACATGATCAAAAAGTTCAGAAATATCTGAAACAGGCAGTTGTGCGCCTAATCAACGATTTGAAACTATAGGAGATAGGTAATGTTTGATGCTATCAAACCACTGGTTGACTCCGGTATCATCAACGAAGACACCCGTCAAGCCATCTCAGAAGCTTGGGAAACCAAGCTGAATGAGGCACGAGAAACTATTCGTGCAGAGTTGCGTGAAGAATTTGCGCAACGCTATGAGCATGATAAGGGTTTAATGGTTGACGCCCTGGACAATATGGTTACCGAAGCTCTGTCTGAAGAAATTCGCGAATTTGCGGAAGAAAAACAAGCTATGGCAGAAGATCGTGTGAAGTTTCGTACTTCCATGATTGAAAATGTACAAAAGTTTGATCAGTTCATGGTTAGTAAATTAGCCGAAGAATTGAAAGAACTGCGTGTAGATCGCAAGCACTATCAAGAAAATATCCAAAAACTTGAAGGTTTTGTGATCAAGGCCCTAGCAGAAGAAATTCAAGAGTTTGAGCAAGACAAGAGAGCCGTGGTAGAAGCTCGCGTTCGTTTAGTGTCAGAAGCAAAGACCAAGTTGTCTGAGCTGAAATCACAATTTATTCAACGCAGCGCCAAATTGGTCAAGGAAGCTGTTGCTACCAATTTAGACACAGAAATTACACAATTGAAAGAAGACATCCAGATTGCTCGCGAGAACATGTTTGGTCGTCGTCTCTTTGAAGCCTTTGCTAGCGAGTTTGCTGTAACACATCTCAATGAGAATCGTGAGATTGTAAAACTTAAAAACGAAATGGCTGTCACTGAGCAAGCTCTAGCAGAAGCCAAGGTAGTAGCTGAGCAAGCGCAGATTCTTGCCGAAAGCAAGGATAGAGAAGTTAGGATTATCAAAGAATCATCAGAGCGCAAGGAAATTGTTGCTGGTCTGTTGAAAACTTTGAACAAAGAGAAGTCCGCTGTTATGAGCGAACTTCTTGAGAGTGTGCAAACTGCTAAGTTGCAGAATGCATTTGAAAAGTATCTTCCGGCTGTTCTAAACAACAACCCAGTCAAGCCTGCTGCCAAGGTAGCGTTGACTGAAAGTCGTTCAGAATTCACTGGAGATAAAGCTGCTAAGGTCAGCGCCTCTGATGAAGCCACTAACGTGATTGAAATCAAGCGTTTAGCAGGGCTAAAATAACCCTAAACAGGAGAAGGAAAAGAAATGACAACTGCACTATTAGAGAGCCGTTGGGGCGAAACAAAAGATGCCCTGTTAGAAGGCCTAAATGGTTCTAAAAGAACCACAATGGGTGTGATCCTAGAGAACACCCGCAAGTATCTGGCAGAAAATGCAACAGGTGGTGCTACTGCTTCCAGCAATGTAGCAACCCTGAACCGTGTGATTCTTCCAGTGATTCGCCGTGTTATGCCTACTGTTATTGCTAACGAAATCGTTGGTGTACAGCCCATGACCGGCCCAGTGGCACAGATTCATACTCTGCGTGTTCGTTACGCCGACACAGTTAGCGCAACAACCGCTACCGATGGCGCAACCAACGGTGATGAGGCACTGAGCCCATTCAAGATTGCAACTGCTTATTCTGGTAACAGTGCAACTTCCAAGGCTAGCAACACAGCTACCCTAGAAGGTGTACCAGGCAACAGAATCAACGTGCAAATCTTGAAACAAGTTGTTGAAGCCAAGACTCGTAAGCTCAGCGCACGTTGGACTTTTGAAGCTGCTCAAGATGCACAAGCCATGCACGGCCTGGATGTTGAAGCAGAAATCATGGCTGCTCTAGCACAGGAAATCACAGTTGAAATTGACCAAGAAATCCTGGCCAGCCTGCGTAGTTTGGCTGCTACTGAGTTTACATATGATCAGTCATCTGTAAGCGGTACAGCAACTTTCGTTGGTGACGAGCATGCTGCTCTTGCAGTGTTGATCAACCGTACAGCTAACTTGATTGCTCAGCGTACCCGTCGTGGTGCTGCTAACTGGGCAGTTGTGTCTGCTGAGGCACTGACAGTACTACAAAGTGCAACAACTTCAGCATTTGCTCGTACAACTGAAGGCACATTTGAAGCACCTACCAACACCAAGTTTGTTGGTACACTGAACGGCGCAATGCGTGTTTATGTAGACAGCTACGCAAACACTGGCACCGCAGTTCTGATTGGTTACAAGGGTTCTAGCGAGGCTGATGCAGCCGCGTTCTATTGCCCATATGTGCCACTGATGAGCTCTGGTGTTGTGCTGGATCCAGCCACATTTGAACCAGTCGTGGGCTTTATGACTCGCTATGGTTATGTGGAACTCACAAACACAGCAAGCTCATTGGGCAATGCTGGCGACTACCTAGGCAAGATTGGAATCACTTCCGGTACTTTGTCATTCCAGTAATCGTTTATTCCTCG